TGCCCTTACCGGCAATCCAGAGATGGCCATGAAGCTCAAAGAACTTGACCTGGAATATGCCAAGCTTGATGCTGCCGACCGCGACTCTGCGCGCCAGGCTTATGCTGCTGTGGCCACATCTGCTAACGCAAGCAAGCTTGAAAAAATGGTTGTACCTATTCTTGCCCTGGGTGTGGTTGGCTTGGCATTCCTTTTGATAGGCGTGTTGATGTTTAAAAATGTGCCAACGGATCAGCAGCAGATCATCATCTTTGCTTTAGGTTTCATCACAAGCGCTGCGGGCCAGGTGCTTTCTTTCTATTTCGGATCAAGTCAAGGCTCCAAGGACAAGACCGAAGAAATCAAAGGAATGCTTAAAAAATGACCAGCTTTCAAAAAGAGATATTGCACCTTGCCACGGTGATAACCTACACCCTGGCTTTCATTTTGTTGTGCATGACGACTACGCTTTTGGGTGGTTTGTTTATGCCAAACAGCGTGATTGACAACAAGGATATTTTTCCAATTATTGCTCCGGCTTATTCAACCGTAATTGGTGGTTTCATTGGCTGGCTGGCTGCAATTAAAATTAACGACGCAGCAAAAGACGGAGAAGAAGATGACACAACTAACTGAACACTTTACCCTGGAAGAGCTAACACACACTGACCATCGCGAGTTGGACAACACACCAAGCACGGAAGAGAAGTGCGTTATTGACGGCAAAGAAGTCACGGTCAATGCCTATGCAAACATGCTGCGCTTGGCTGTATTTCTCGAAGAAGTTAAAAAAGTATTGGGCGGCAAACCAATTATGGTTAACAGCGCGTTTCGCTCTGAAGCTGTAAACACTGCTGTTGGATCCAAGAACACCAGCGATCACCGTCGTGGCTGCGCTGCCGACATTCGCGTGCCAGGCATGACACCGGACGAAGTTACCCGGGCAATCATTGCCAGCGAATTACCTTACCAACAAGTTATTCGCGAATTTGATCGCTGGACTCATGTAGCTATGGTTACAAATGAAGGCGACGCGCCCAAAAAGTCAAAGCTAATTATTGATAAAGCAGGCACTCGCCCGTTTGCTTGATATACTGACAAACTTATAAGTCTCCCACGCGGTTGCCTCTATCGTGGTTTGCCCCAGCCGTTAAAAGCTGGGGCTTTTCTTTTACCACTTGGGCGCGCAAGTAACGTCGATGACGACCTCTGTTGTGTAGCCATTGATCTTGCGTTTGCCGTACAGCATGACACCTCGCAAGCCATTGGTTTCGCATTCACGCACACCAACAATGACTTCATTCCTGGTCATTGGCTGAACATGCTTATCGATAACCAACTCTTGTTCAACTGCCTTCGGCGGCGCGCTTGTTGAAGAGCATGCCGAGAGCAGCCCCAACAAAACTACTGCAAGTAATTTTTTCATGGGACTTCCTTTCTAGTTTTCAGTTACAAATCGATTGCTGCGCTCAAAGGACTCGATGTCTTCCATGCGATAGCGGACTTCTGAATTACGGCCTTCGCCCAGCTTGATATAGGTGGGGCCGGTATTGGAAACACGCCACTTTCGCAGGGTGTTGTCGGCAATTTTCCAGCGCTCACAGAGTTCCTTCGGTGTCAGTAGCTGCGACATGGTTACCCTCCTGAATAATTTCACCGGTTGATGGTTCTATGACTTCGCTGGCGCGATCCGCAATAGACCGCTTTAAACGAGCCATAGGCGCTTTTTGTTCCTCTGGTGCTGGCGTGATATTGATTGGCTCTTTGCGTTCAACCTGGACGAATCCTGATGCCTCGTTGTCCGATTCAAAGACCTGGTCAACGTCGGCGCTAGACGGCAGGCGTTTGGCCATGCGACGGATCACAGTCTTTTTGGCCATCTCATCCCACCATTCAACCCAAGGGCCAAATTTGCCGGCCTTGCTAGATGCCCGAACTTTTTCAACGTCGGCCACGCTCATTACCTCACGGTAGATTGCGCCATCCTTGGTCTTGGCCACGGCGTACACAGCAATCTGATTGCCGCGGTCTTCACCCAGGAATGGTTTGTGCGTGATCGACTCATTGTCGCCAAGCTCATATTTAAAATCGTCCTTGTCGTAAACAACTTGGGCGCTGATGCTGGCCAACTCACCAGAGTTGCGGATCTTTTTCAAGATGCCGCCAACCATTGGCATGTACTGAACTTTTTTGCCATCCTTGGTATTGAAAATCACAGGCGCAGCTTCGCGGCCATCAAGCAGCAAACCGTCCTGGGCTGCCTTCATGCACGCGCCAAGCAGGCTGCGACGATCGGCCTGAAGTAAATCCGGGTTCATCTGCACCGCGGTAAGGGTGGTGCGAATAAACTTCTCGACCGGGATTTGTGGTGGCAGGGCTGCTGCAAACTCTGGCTGCATCTTGACCAGCGTGCCGCGCATAGCTTCCATTGGTGTGATTTCGTTGCTCATATCAACCTTCTTTCTTTGGTGTGAATCGGAAATTGCGGAACCCTTTACGAGCGCCGATATATGTGCCAAGCATGTCCGGTGTAACCAGCGTGCCTAGCGAGTCTTTGGTAAGGCCACAAGAGATCGTGCCCAAGGGGCTGACCACTTTGCTGGCTTTGCCAATACGTTCCAAGATCTGTGCTTTGGTGGCGTCCTTGATGCCATCTTGCTCCTTGATCATGCGAGTCAGGTAGGCGTATTGCTCGATCAACTCATCCAGGCTTGCGTCGGACTCGGCCACCAGGTTGGCGTCGGCGTCGTTGTGCAAGCGCTTAATGATGAATTCGGCGTCGGCGCTGTAGTCAGGTGATGGCGCTGTGTTATTCTGTACTTGTTCCCAGAATGCTTTTACGCGCTGGCGAATGTCAGAACCGATTGCCCTGTCGCGATTTCGGAGGACTATCTTTTGCTCATTGCCACCCACAAGTGCCACCAAGGCCGTCCATTCGTAGCCTGAAATTTCCATTTGATGTTGGATTTGTAGCTCGATGTGTTCCGGTGCTTCGATGTTGCCAGCACCGTCATCGATCCAGGCACGGCGGTATTGCATGCCATCCACGTTTTTAATTTCCATGATGCCTGGGCCGTCGCTTTTGCTGTTGATTTGAAAGTCAAAGCTTGATCCAATCCTGGCGTCCATGTCACGCATGTACACGTTGAGCTTGCTGATGTCCCAACCCTGGTCTTCTGCTGCGCCATGCGCGATGGCAGCTTCCAAACGGTTGCCCCATTTCATTCGTTCGTTAGGTTCCAAACGCACAACGACCTGGTCGCGCTTGTTGTGGAATAACTCAAACTCTGTGAGGTAAGGCGACAACCCGTAAAGGGCTGACACCTCGGTGCTGGTCACGTCTTTTGCGCGCTGTTGCAGCCATTCTTCCTGGCTTTTAATTTCAATAGTTTCGATTGCCATATCAATTCTCCATTTCGTGATAAATAGCTTCCTCGATAGAAGCCTCCTCTTTTGCGGTTACCTTGCGCTCCAGCCACGGTGCAGGGCGGCCACGCCAGTCTAGGATTTCCCATTCCATGTCGGTGCAACCAGGATCGTCCCAAGTTTGTGGCTCGGATTCGTAACTGATCACACCGATCAGGCATGGGATGCCCGCGACTCGGTGTTTAATTTCTGCAAGGTAGCTCAAAGCCACACTCGCAAAGCTTGTTCGTCGTCAACGTGTTGGCTAAACAACGTGACCTCATGTGTTTGACCTTTGTCATCTTCGATGTGAATCGTGCGGGTAACAAAGGTATCGTGTTCACGCACTTCTGTGATGTGAATCTTTTTGACGTTGTGTACTGAAAATTCTGACATATGTGTATCCTTTTGTGGTTGCCTGTTGAAATTATAATCTACTTTGTTGATGTTTAGTCAACGCTTTATTGGCTTTTCTCGCAGCGATTTCGCGCTGCAAGATGTGCCAAAAAATTGATTTGATTGGGTTGCTCACTGCTTTGCAGCCTTCAACACTTCGGTGTCAATCCAATCACCAATTTGCATTGGGATTGCGCCATTTTTTTGTTGACGAAAATTGGTAGTGCTGGCCAGGTGGCAATAGGTATTGCCATCACGTTGTGCGCCAACGCCAAGCACGCGCCAGACGTCACCCATATGAACAATTTTTTTATCCATGAATTGTTTGCGAATTTCGTTTGTTGTCATGCTGATCTCCTTGATTAACGTGAAGTGGTTTTGATGCTGAACACAGCGGTGGTGCTGGTGTACTCTGCAATTTTGTCGGTAGGGATAGCAAGATCCTTTGCCAACTTTTTCCAATCGGTGACAGAACGATCTGCCTCGACGTATGTGGACTTGAACAGCGCGCCTTCAAACACTTTGACATCGCTGCTGCTGGCGATGTCTTTCATTGCGTCTTTGATTGCGTCCGCTTGCTTTGTAAGTGTGGCGATCTGGGCCAACAATGTGCCGAGTTCATCAGCAGAAGAAGCGGTGGTGGTGATAACTGTTGTCATGATTCTCTCCAGGTTCTAAACATTTAAAGGGTATCGGTTTGTCCGATAAGCAATCATACACCCACTCAAATCCACAACACAATACCCTTTTGCAAAATAATTTGTATAAGTACGTTGATAGCTCGAAAACCCAGTGTTTACGCGGTGTTGATGTTGTGGCAACATCGCAACACTATGGAAAAAACACACATCACCCCGGTTGAATTGGCCATCGACATGTTCGGTGGAGTCCGCAAATTGGCCAAGTGCATTGGCCGCGATCCTGCTGCTGTCTCTCGCTGGCGCAAGAGTGGCCTGGTTCCGACTCAAGTGCAGCGCAAGCTGTTGGCTGCTGCGGCCGCCAGGGAGATCGGCATCACGGCACACGACATTGTGTTTGGGCGCGAGACGCATGCTTGAGTTCACGCTGCCCTGGCCACAGAGCAAGCTGTCGCCCAACGTCCGCACGCACTGGTCTACCCTGGCCAGAGAAAAAAAAGCCTACCGCAGCGCCTGCTGGCTGACTGCGCTCGAACAACTGTGCGGCTGGCGTCCTGAATTACCAGAAGGCCCGCTGCTGCTTGAGCTTGAATTTGTCCCGCCCACCAGACGCGTGTACGACCGAGACAACCTGGTCGCCCGCATGAAGTCCGGCATCGATGGCCTGTGCGACGCACTGCGCTGCGACGACAAACGATTCACAACCCTGACTGCTAGAGTGAACGCAGAGCAGATCGGGGGTTTAGTTCGCGTTCGCATCTCGAAGGAAACCTAACCATGAACCTTGCAATACTATCCGGCAACATTGGCCGCGACCCTGAATTGCGCGCCCACAACGGCGACAACATTCTCAACTTTGCAATTGGCGTGGCCACCGGCACACGCGAAAAGCCCGAAACCATGTGGGTCGATTGCGCTCTGTGGGGCAAGCGCGCCACCACCTTGCAGCCATACTTGTTCAAAGGCTCACGCGTGACCGTCAGCGGCCCGCTCAAGCTCGAGGAATACACAGCCAAGGACGGCACATTGAAGTCGCGCCTTCGCATGTCAATCGATCAAATCGATCTACCGCCCAAGGCTGCTGATCAAAGCTCAACAGCGCCAGCACAAACGCAACAAACGCAACGGCCAGCAGCGGCAGCGCCTGCCAAGGGTGGCTTTGATGACATGGAAGACGACATCCCTTTTTAAACATTTGACACTGCAAGTGTGTAGTGTGCTATAGTGGGGCTTCCATCAACAAATTGGAGTAAAAAATTGGAAGAATCCCGTACCAAAGCAGCCGAGGAAGGACAAGCCAAATACCTTGGCAAAGCCTGCCGCGTCTGCGGGTGTGAGTCACGCTACACATCCAACGGCAATTGCGTCGATTGCTCATCGAAGCACGCCAAAGCCTATCGCAAGCGCATGTCTGCATTGCTTCGCAAAATCAAACAGCAGACTGCGAGTCCACTATGAGCTACGCCATCAAAGGTTGGACAAAGTTCCAGCATTTCAAAGATCGCCGGCCACCGTGGATCAAACTCTACCGCGACATCCTGGAAGACCCAGATTGGCATGACCTCGATGGCGACACCGCCAAGATCCTGGTTGCCCTGTGGCTCATTGCCAGCGAAGACGAAGATCAGAACGGAGCGCTGCCTGATGTGCGTCGCATTGCTTTCCGTTTGAGATTGCCAGAAACCAAGGTGAAACAAGCACTTACCAAGCTTTCTCACTGGCTGGATCATGAAGATGACATCGTGATATCAGATGGATATCAAGTTGATGCACCAGAGACAGAGACAGAGACAGAGACAGAGAAGAGAGAGAGACAGATACAGAGAACAGAGACAAAGGGTATCCAATGTCCGCTAGGTGTTAACCCTGAAACATGGGCTGATTTCCTGACGCACCGCAAAAACCGAAAGGCAGCGGTCACTGAATCTGCAATCAAAGGCATTGAACGCGAAGCACGCAAAGCCGGGTGGAGCTTGGACAAAGCACTTGTCGAATGCTGCGCCCGGGGATGGGTAGGTTTCAAAGCTGAATGGGTGAACAAAGACCAGGGCAACAAGACCCAGCACCAGATCAACCAAGAGGGTATTGCGCGCTCACTTGGACTTTTACCAAAACACGACGAATTTCAAGGCAACGTAATCGAAGGAGAAATCTATGACGCAGAACCCGGTACTCCCAAACTCTTGGGTTGAGAAGATCTTTGCCCGCATGCAAGGCATCTATGGCCGTGACTTCACCGGGCAGTACAGCACCGGCATGGTCAATGGCATTGACGCCGGATTGGAAAACGCAAAGGCCACATGGGCTGAAGAGCTTGGTGGTTTTGTAAAGTGGCCAGAAGCAATTGCCTACGCGCTAGAGCATTTGCCAGAACGCGTGCCCAACTGCATCAAGTTTAAAGAGCTTTGCCGTAATGCACCACGGCCAACAGAACCATTGAAGCTTGAACACCAGATCACAGAAGAGCAGGCAGCTTTAAACAGAAAACGAATAAAAGAAATTATTGACGGTTTAAACAATCACATGGCCATGAAAGGAGCAGCAAAATGAATGAAGCACTCAAAGGGATTTCAATCGCGGTAATTCTGATAGGCGCGCTAGGTTTGGCTGGCATTATGGATGTTGAAGACGAAGTCAAACAAGACGAACACTACTGCTTTATGCGCGCAGTGTGGGAAGCAAACAAAGATATCCCAAAAGAACAACGTCCAGGCTGGCCCAACTTTAAACCGGAGGTCACATGCAAATGAGCATAGAAGCAATGAAACAGGCGCTTGAGGCGTTGATTCATATACACCCATCACCTTTGACAAGTTTCTACACCATTGGAGACAGAGACAAAGCCATCAAAGCCCTACGCCAAGCCATCGCAGAGGCAGAGAAGCAAAAGCCTATGGCGTGGGTTATTTGGTTTTGCGGTGGCTTCGCTGGGTTTTTTGAAAAAGAAGCGGATGCAATCGAAGAATTTGAACGGCGCAATCTCGACTACCCCGAAGAAAACAGAAAACTATTACCCCTCTACACCACACCACAACAACGCACATGGGTAGAACTAACCGAACAAGAGTTGGTAGACCTTCGCGTCCGCGTGCAGGAATACACCCAAATTGACAGCGTTAAATACGGCGAAGCAATTCAACGCGCAATGAACAACGCACTCAAGGAAAAAAATTATGATCATCGTTCTTGATGTTGGATTCATACTCATTGGGCTTGGCATTGCAATGCTTGTGGCTGCGGCAGTAATTGCTTGGTTCACGGGGGTGTAATGGCTTTCACCGTTGACATACCCGACAAAGTAATTGACGCATCGATTGACTGTTGCAACGCAGGCAACATGGGCAACCGAGGTGACGGCAGCGACGGATCAAAAGACCAGCAGCTTACCGGCATCATTGGCCAGAACATGTTGAACTTGGCGCTCAAGCAGCCATTGATGAAAGCAGGCGGCGGCTTTGATGGTGGCATCGATGCACACATCTACGACGTGAGCTTTGACATTAAAACAATGGGCCGCACCGTCACACCCAGGCTTAACTTTGTAAACAACTTGACCAGGTCACAAGTCAAATTCAATGTGGATGCCTACTTGTTTGCCAGCGTCAACCGCAATGAAAACAAACTGACCGTATGTGGATGGCTGCCAAAAGCTTTATTCCTGGAGCGCGCCAGCTTGTTTATCAAAGGCGTTGATCGCAAGCGTGAAGACGGCAGCACATTTAAAACCAAGTCGGACATGTACGAGATCGGCAATTACGATTTGTTTTACGAAGCAACAAGCTGGGAAAAGTTATTTACAACCATCAAGCACTTCGCGGAAAATAGGGATCATCCAAAGTATCAAACGATGAAGCAATGGCTTGCCGATTACGAGAAAGAAGAAAAATGAAATTTGCAAAAATATTTGAAAACAAACGGCTGGGCCAAGTAGTCATCATGAAAAAGCAAACCGAGCTAGGCGCGCCCGAGCTTCGATTTTTTTTTCAACCTGAAGGCTTTGGCGTGTGTGAGTTTGCAATTGGTTTTAATGACCAGGACGCAACCGAGTCCAGGTTTGAGGAAGCTTACAACGAAATGACTCCGCAGATTGCGTACGAAATCATCGATGGATACCTCAAGCACATGACAGCCCAGGCAGGGGAGAAGCATTGATGGACGCCAGGTCAGAATTTAATCGAATTTTTGGCGACGTGGTGATGAGTGACAACGATGCAGCCTGGTACATTTTTAAAGCCGGGTGGAATGCAGCCAGGGCAGCCGAAGATTACAGCCATCCATTTGCTTGTGCATGTGATGCTTGCAAACGTAAGCTGGCCAACATGACCAATCGCACCGAAGCCAGGGGCTGGCGCAAACGTCAGATCCGGGAGATCGAGGATTGACATGCCAACCATGTACCGCCGAAAAAAAGATCAAGCTAGTCGATGGCCAAAAGTGCTGTTCAAACTGTCGCGCGTGGTTAGTGGAATGCGAAGCCAGGCATCTGCTTACATTGCCATTGCACAAGCGCAGAGAAGCGTTGGACGCAAGATTAAAGCCGCGGGGGCCAGTGGCAGTCGAACAACTCAAGGAAAAAATGAATGAACTCTTTTACGCCAAACGAAAAAAGTGACGAACGCAAGATTGCTGACGGGATCCTGGGTGCAGTGCGCGAGGGTGACGGTCACATGTTTACCCCGTTCGAGATCGATTGGGCGCTTCAAGTCACCGGCGATATTCCTGTTGCAGAAAACGCAATGATGAGAGAGAATTAGCACAGTTTCTTTTTAACCACAAGGGGATCACCATGCCAGGCAAAAGTAAAAAACCACCAAAGCCACCAAAGTATTGAGCTTTAGATGCCTTACACAGCTAAACAACACGCCTTGTTTGAGGCCGCAGCACACAACAAAAGCGTGGCAAAAGCTCACGGCATGAGCCAGGCAGATGCTAAACGCATGGCCAGCGAGGGCGTTAAAAAGAAAAAAGTGCCCTGGCACGCAGTGCTTAAACAGATTCGATGAGTGGCAAGGAGAAAACCATGATCGTCGCAGTCAATGAATTTGGCTACCGGATAGGCTCCTCCCACCACAATTGCACCGTATCAGACGAAGTGATCGATAAGATCCGCGACTTGCACGAAGATGAGGAAATGAGCTACGGCAAGATAGCCAAGCTTTTGAACCTTTCAAAAAATTTTGTAGCAAAGATTTGCCGGTATGAACGCAGGGCACAGACACCAGAACGGTGGAAAAGAGTAAAAGCATATGACAACCAAAGCTAAACCAAAGATGGGCAGACCGCCCGAAGCTGTACCAGAAGACAAGGCCCAAGCTATTTGTGAATGGATCAGCCTAGGGAATACCCTACGTCAATGGTGTCGTGAAAACGATATTCACTATTCCACGGTTTATCTTTGGATGGAGAAAGATGCAGATTTTGCTCAACGCTTCGCACGCGCGCGCGACGTTGGCCATGATGCTATTGCAGACGAATGCCTTGAAATTATTGACACCCAGGCAGAGATGGCCGAAACAACATCACAATCTGGCGGCAGCAGCCATCGTGATAGCGCTCATGTGTCCTGGATGAAAAACCGCGTTGAGATGCGGCTCAAATTATTGGCCAAATGGAACCCTAAAAAATACGGCGACCGGGTAGGCGTTGAACACAGCGGCTCGGTTGCCCTTGATACAGCCATCCTGGAGGCTCGTAAGCGTGTCAGCCAGCCAGAGTGATGCTGCCCTAGCCCAAGACATGGGACGCTTCTTTGACGACGCCCTGGGCTTTGTCATGTACGCATTCGATTGGGGCAGCGATCCAACCTTGCAAATGGTTGAGCTACGCGAACCCTGGGCATCCAAGTACAACAGCAAGTATGGCCCGGATGAATGGGCCTGCGAATTCCTGGACAGCATCAGCAGCGAAGTAAAAACCAATGGTTTTGACGGGCAGCAGCCTGTGCCGGCCCAGCGCCATGCCACCAGTTCTGGCCACGGTATCGGCAAATCGGCCATTACGTCCTGGCTCATTCTGTGGATTGCATCGACCAGGCCACACAGCAAGGGCGTTGTGACCGCCAACACCAGCGACCAGCTTGGATCCAAGACCTGGGCCGAGCTTGGCAAATGGAAAAAGAAGTGCATCACCGGCCATTGGTTTGAGGTAACCACCGGCAAAGGGGCAATGCGAATTGTCCACAAGGACTTTCCGGAGTCCTGGCGTTGCGATGCACAAACATGCCGGGAAGAAAACAGCGAAAGCTTTGCGGGTTTGCATGCTGCCAACTCATCACCGTATTACATTTTTGACGAAGCTTCAGCCGTGCCGGACAAGATCTGGGAAGTGGCAGAGGGTGGATTGACCGACGGCGAACCGTTTTGGTTTGTGTTTGGCAACCCAACCAGGAACACCGGCCGCTTCTTTGAATGCTTCAACAAGTTTAGGCATCGCTGGCATACCCAGCAAATCGATAGCCGGTCGGTGCAAATCACCAACAAAGGCACGATCCAGGAATGGGTAAACGACTACGGCGAAGACAGCGACTTTGTGCGCGTCCGTGTCAGGGGCATATTTCCACAAGCATCGAGTTTGCAGTTCATTCCGCGCAACTTGGTAGATGAGGCGATGGAGCGCGTGCCAGAGACAACCAGTATCCAAGGTAGGACTGCGGTCGTTGGCGTCGATGTGGCCCGTTTTGGCGACGATCAGAGCGTGATTCGCACCAGGGTCGGCCGCGATGCTGCAACCTTCCCGGCCAAACGCTACCGCCAACTGGATCTGATGCAACTGACCAGCCGAGTGGTGGAGCATGTCAAGATCTTGAAAGGGGCTGGCTATGGTGTCGTTATTTTTGTGGACGGTGGCGGTGTTGGTGGTGGTGTGATTGATCGCTTGCGCCAGCTTAACTACGACGTGATCGAGGTGCAGTTCGGTGGCAAGGCAGATGATGCCAAGAAGTACGCCAACAAGCGCGCCGAAATCTGGGGCCGCATGCGTGAATGGCTCAAAGGCGGCTGCCTGGCCAAAGACGAAGCGCTGGCCACAGACCTCACGTCGGTTGAGTACGGGTTCAGACCTGACGACAGCATCTTGCTCGAGTCCAAAGAAGCTATGAAGCGCCGCGGGCTATCAAGCCCAGACGATGCCGATGCGCTGGCCATGACGTTTGCCCAGCCGGTGGCCGAATTCTTGGGCGGTGAAGACATCCCAACAACCAGATCAAAAGGCCGTGACTATGACCCGTATACCGTTGTGTAAGGTGCCCGTATTGCCACATGCGGCTACTAGATTGCCATCATGGTGAAGATTGCCATCGTAAACCCGGTTGATTGGATTCCAAAAATCAAAAGATTGATGGATGAAAATTGGGCTGAAACTGGATTTGATTTTGAATTTGCGCCTGACATCGAGATGTATGCGCGCATGTATGAAGTCGGATTCATGTTTGCGCTGGCGGCTTTTGATGATGATGTAGTTGTTGGGTATTGCACCGTGACAGTGATTCCTCATCCTTACAACCGAAACGTCTTAATGGCCTCGAATGATGCTTTGTTTGTGAATCCAGCTTATCGCAAGGGAACGCTTACTGGAAGACTGATGAAGATGGCAGAAAGCGAATCAAAGCGAAGAGAGGCAAATCGTTTTCTTTGGCATTGCAGAGCCGGAACTACATTTGCAGATGTGTTGGTTAATCATGGCTACAAGCCAGTTGATGTCATTTTATCAAAGGAGATTTAACATGGGAATCGAAGTTCTTGCAGCGGCAGCAGTCGCCTCAACTGTTTACAGCATTTACTCTGGTGAAAAGCAGGCAGAGAAACAACAAGAAGCGTTGCAGCAACAGAAGGTAGCGCAAACAGAAGCAAAGACAGCAGCAGAAAAGCAGCAAGCTACTGCCGAACAAAACGTCAACAGAGCTAATGCAAAGCAGCCTGATGCCGGCGCTATTTTGAGCCAGGCAAGTCAAGCAGCTAAAGGTGGCCCTGCCGGCACAATGCTGACAGGCCCATCAGGCGTTAATCAAGCTGACCTCAACCTGGGCAAATCCACACTGTTAGGTGGTTAATCATGAGTGACTTCACCAGCGACGCACAGTCGCATCCAAATGCTCCAACGCGGGACAAGCTGTTCACGCGCTGGGGTCAATTAAAGACGGAACGTGCTACCTGGTGGGCGCATTGGCAAGAGATTTCAACTTACCTTTTGCCTCGCAGTGGCCGCTTCTATGTGACAGACCGAGACAAAGGTTGGCGCAGGCACAACGCGATCTATGACAACACCGGCACTCGCGCATTGCGTGTGCTTGGTGCTGGCATGATGGCCGGTGCAACATCGCCTGCACGTCCCTGGTTTCGATTGGGCACGGCAGACCCAGAGTTGAACGCATACCAACCAGTGAAGATCTGGCTGGCTGATGTGACAACTCGTATGCAAATGGTTTTTCAGCGCAGCAACACTTATCGCACGTTGCATCAGATGTACGAAGAGCTTGGTGCTTTTGGTACAGCATCATCGATTGTGTTGCCTGATTATCAAAACGTGATTCACCACTACCCGGTGACCGTTGGTGAGTTTGCAATTGCACAGAATTACCAGGGCCAGGTCTGCACGATCTATCGCGAGTTTGAAAAGACTGTGGGTGAGATCGTCAAAGAATACGGCTACAAAAATTGCTCGACAACTGTCCGCAACATGTACGACCGCGGCTCACTTGATGCATGGATTCGATTGATCCAGGCCATCGAGCCACGCGCTGATCGCGACATCCGAAAGAAGGACGCATTGAACATGGCATGGGGCAGCTACACCTTTGAGGTGGGAGGCAATCCACAGCAGTTCTTGCGCGAGTCTGGCTTTAAAGATTTTCCTGCGCTGGTTCCACGTTGGGCCACAGCAGGCGGCGACATTTACGGCAACAGCCCTGGCATGGAAGTGCTGGGCGACGTGAAGCAATTGCAGCATGAGCAGCTTCGTAAGGCCCAGGTCATCGACTATCAAACCAAGCCACCGCTCCAAGTGCCGACCAGCATGAAGAACCGCGACGTCGAGTCATTGCCAGGCGGCATCTCGTTCTATGACGGACAGACCGCAGGCATCAAGACAGCATTCGAGGTGAACCTTGACCTCAATCATTTGCTGATGGACATCCAGGACGTGCGCGAACGTATCCGCGGCGGCTTCTATGCCGACTTGTTCCTGATGTTGGCCAACGCAACAGACACTCGCATGACAGCAACAGAAGTGGCCGAGCGCCACGAAGAGAAGCTGTTGATGCTTGGGCCGGTGCTAGAGCGCTTGCACAACGAGTTGCTCGATCCACTGATCGACATGACCTTCACTCGCATGCTTGAGGCCGGCGTTATACCGCCACCTCCACAAGAGTTGCAAGGCATGGAGTTGAGTGTTGAGTTTGTTTCAATGCTTGCCCAGGCTCAACGTGCTATTGGCACGAACAGCGTTGATCGTTATGTGGCCAACCTGGGTGCTGTGGCCAGCTTCAAGCCTGAAGTGCTGGACAAGTTCGATGCAGACAAGTGGGCTGACTCATACGCTGACATGCTTGGCGTTGATCCAAACCTGATTGTGGGCACAGACCAAGTGGCTGTCGTGCGCCAAGCTCGAGCCAAGATGCAGGCACAGCAAGCGCAAATGGAGCAAGTCAAGCAGATGTCTGAAGTCGGCCGAAACCTTGGCACAGTGCAAACTGGCGAAGGCACAAACGCAGGCATGGACATCATGAATCAATTCAGCGGCTATGGATCCCCATCGCCTTCACAGGTTTAACAGGAGAATCAAATGGCAACAGCAAACAAGGGCACACTGCTCTACGGCAACATGGAAAACGACAAGAGCGACGCAGGCGCTGCATCTCAATTTATCGAGAAGCTGCTGATGGCCGTTCATGTCATTCACAAGGTTCACCTGATGACCACAGGCCCAGGCAGCTTTGCAGCGCATGAGGCTTTGGGCGAGGTCTACAGCAACCTGGAAGACGACTTGGATCGAGTGGCCGAGGTATACATGGGCTGTCAAAACGCAGCGCTGTCGTTCAAGGATGTTGATGTGTCCAGCTATGGCGCTGAAGCTTGGAAGATCTACGATTACATCGAAGCAAACCGCATGATGATGGGCACAGAGACTCACATCCAGGCTGCCATCGATGACCTTTTAAACAACCTGGCGCGAGATTTGTTCAAGCTCGACCGCTTGGCGTAAGGAGATCAGCATGGCACTCGTAAACATGAAGCAACAACCCAAGCGCGAAGAGATGCCTGGGGCAATCGAAGCTGACGAGCCGCAATATCCGTACGGCCTTTGCATCAGCCTGGGCAAAGATGAGCTTGAGAAGCTTGGCATCACAGCGTTGCCAAAGGTTGGCGGCGAGATGATGATCACAGCCAAAGCCACAGTAAAAAGCACCAGCGCCTATGACACCCAAGGCCACGGCCAGGACATGCGCGTTGAGTTGCAGATCACTGACATGGGCATTGGCCAGACTGACGACGCACAAAACGACAATCGCGCCAGCAAGCTGTACGGAAACAACAACGGCACAACCGAGCCTCGCGCCATCAACAACTTGCAAAGCACCATGCTTGGCGCACCGTAAATGGCAGTCAAACACTACCAATCAATTGGCGAGCTTTCGCGTTCGGAGGATCTAGCCCTTCAGATTGCCCGCGGATTGGTTGGCGGCCACAGCTTGGTCAACATCTTTGGGTATCAAAGCGCAATTGCAACCACGTCAATTTGCGTTTGGGAAAACGCGACTGCTTACGTTTATCCAGGCAGCGCTGTGCCAATGAGCTTGGTAAGCGCCAGCGCATCGGATACTGCTGTCACTTTGCTGCTTACTGGGCTTGATGCCAATTACAACGTCTTAACAGAATCAATTACTCTCAACGGAACAACTCCAGTTACGACCGCAAATAATTATTTGCGAATAAACAATGTTCGGACAACCGCGGGCAATGCCGCTGGCGCTATAACAGTAAGTAATGCTGGCACTACTTATGCAAAGATTTTGGCTGGCGTTGGTCAAACTCAAATGGCGCAATACACCGTGCCTGCTGGGTATACTTTTTATTTGACCCGTGTTGATGTTTTTTCAAACAATTCAGGTGGCAGTGGCAACTATTGCGTTTATGACGTAAGGGCGCAATCTGCAAATGGGGTAATTCTTTCCATTTTGCAGTCGCCGTTCTCGGATAGGTATGAGGCAAGACGAGTTGTGCCTTTTCCATACACAGAAAAAACAAGTCTGCAATGGCATGCCAACACAAATCTATCAACTGCTTCGGTTGGAGTTGTGATCGAAGGCATCCTGGTGAAGAACGATGAAACCTAAATGTGGCTGCATGCTGGTGCCCGTATCCACATGTGCCGTGGATAGATTGACGACATGAGTAATTATGACCCTCTAGACCTTCGCGGTCAGGAACGCGCCGAGAGCGATAGAAAGCTCAAAGACAAGATCGTCCGCGAAAACGAAGAGGTGGATCTCAAGTGGCTCATGAGTAGCAAGCGGGGGCGTCGAATCATTTGGCGTCTTCTGGATCAGGCGGGTGTGTTCCGGCTGTCGTTCAATACCAACGCAATGTCAATGGCATTTGCGGAAGGTAACAGGAACTTCGGCAATCGCACACTTTTACTGATTCACTCGCACTGCTCGGAGCTTTACCCTCAAATGGTTAAGGAGAATTCAAATGGAAACGCAGATGACTGATACGGCCGCAACAACCAACGAAGGCACTCAAGCATCGCAACACTCCAATGGGAGCCAAGCGACGGCAGACGCTCTCTATGGAGATCAGCAGCAAGCATCAGAAGGAC